ACCATCGTTTTGAGCTAGCAATTGACGGCCTGTATCAGTTAAAATTGCGTCTACTGTTACTACGCTGTTATTTAAATATCCCATTTTTTGTGTATTTTATTATAAATATGTTAAACTAATCCTTTGTTTGTTAAATTTTCAATTATTGATGGTAGGTTTGCTCTAAGTAATGGAGACGGGTATTTAGGAAATATAAATCCTGACCCCATTACTGTACCTGGTGAATTAATTATTATATTATCTATTGAAGGAACCCATCTTCTAATTGCAAAATTTTGTATATCTACTGAATCAAAAGCTAATGGTGCTTGTAAATGTAAATATAATACTGGTTCAAGAGCATTAGATCCATCAAATGAGCTAGATAAAATAGTAGCTACTGTTGCTTCATTTCCTTCAAATCTCATTTCATCATAAGGTAAAATATTTAAAGGTTGAGGATTATCAAATCCACTTGAAGTTGGAGGAGTTCCACTTGATGTTACAGGAACTTGTGCAAAATATTGATAAGCTTTTCCTATATCATAAGATGAAGTCAATACAAGATTTCCAGTTGATCCAGTAGCCCAATAAGGTCTATTAGCTTGTATTGAACCTGTATTTGAATTAATTCCAAAAAATGTTAAAACAGATGGTAATGAGTATGGTAAAATTGAAATACTAGCATTAGTATTATTAGTTACTTTTATCCAATATAAATCGCTTGTATTAAAATATTGTGAAGATGTTGCAAATAATACCATACCACCACTTGGACCAGCTGCCGAAGCAGTTGCTAATACTGTATTTCCATCCATTATACTCATAGTAACACCTCCTGTTCCTGAAGCAAAAATTTCTAAATTAGCATATACAGTATTTCTAATTAAAGATGAAAATGGTGGTTGGTAAGCATTAATACTACTAGTCCAACCTTGAGCAGCATCTTGAGTAATATTATTAAAACTAGCTGTAGCTGATGTTAAAGTTGGAATTGCTTGAGAAGTTGTTAGTTTTTTTGCAAAAAAAGTATAACTAAATTTAATATTAGGATCTATATGAAAATTAATTGCTTGGTAAGATCCACTTACTAAATAATCATTACCTAAAGATCCAGTATCAGAATACATTATGATATTTGAAACTACTCCTGGTTTATATACTGTATATTCTGTTTGATCAATTGTTTGATTATTATTAGGTGATAAAACTACTGTTGTATCAGCACCAAAAGCATCTGTAAAGTTAGGAAAATAATTTGAACTTGAAGGATCAGGTTGAATTATATTTCCTAATTCATCTACTAAAAATCCTACTTTATAATTACCACTACCTGATCTTTCAGCTAATGTATTACCAGACCCACCAGGAGTATATATAAAATATGATGTTAATTGTTCTACTGAAGGTAATTGACTGTTATCAATAACGTTAAAATCTGGGGATGTATTTTTACTTCCTACATATCTTGGATTAATAATACGAGCTGTTGTATAGTTAGATGCTTGCACGGAAGCAAAAGTTGCACTACCTGTTCCTCTTGAAGCACTAATTATATTTACTCTATTTACAGCTGTAATAGCATTTGTTGTAAAATCTACATCATAAAATTGATTGTCTACTCTATCTATAATAGCATTATTTACTAATGTATCATAATTTGAATTAACAAATATAGCACTATCAACTGGGGAAAATACTACTAATCTATTAGAATAAGTTCCAATAGTATATACTGAAGAATCAATAATTAAAGTAAAAACATAATAAGTTGCTTGTTCTTGAACACCAACTATTGTATGAGTTTCATAAATTCCTATTGGACTTAAAATATCAATTCTAAAATTTTGCAAATCTTCAAGAGTAGGAGTTGCATCTAAACTATTTAAAGAAGTTTTACTAATTTTAGCATATGTTAATCCATATGGTAATCCTGGTTCATCTGCTACTAAATAAAAACCATGTAGTTCACCAGTAATTATTGGTGCATTTAACCAAGTATTTAAAGCTGTTGCATCAGAACTAGAAATTACAATATCATATCTATATTCTTGAGTAGGTGATTTTAAAAATAGATTACCACCATTTAAATCTCCATCAGTAACTAATATTTCTGAACCTTCTAATTCGCCATTAAAATCAAATTCGTTAGGGATTAATACTTGATTTAATCCATAAACAGTTTCTACTGTTTGAAAATATGAAGGTTGTTGATATACTTCTAAATTAAGTAATTTTATAATAGCTGTGTTACTAGTATTAGAAATTTTTAAAAATCCTGTACTTATATCAAAAGTTTGATTTAAAGTATAATTTAAATTAACACTTGAAGTAGTATAAGATGATGTACCTTGGTTTGAAAAAGTTATAACTGGATCAGCAAAAGATGAAGAAATATAACAAGATATACGTTGAGCTCCTGATGATGATAAATTAAATATAACTGAAGTATTATCATCTAAAGTATAAGAAGCTGTTGAGAATACTAAAATTTCTGTATCTACAATTGATCCACCTGAACTACCAGTAATGTTTACCATTTGGATAGATGAACCAGTAATTAGTAAATCTTCAACTTCATATGGAATATTTGATGCTTCTAACCAACTTCCAGTTACATAAGCATTTAATAATACGGATCCATTTAATGAATCACAATAAAATTCTATTTTACTTCCTGATAGTATTGGATTATAAGTAAAATTAAATGGAATTTCTTCTGTAGTATATAAAGATTGATAAAATAGTTCTATAGGAGGACTAAAAAGTGCATTTGGGGGATAATACCAAATATAACAATTACTTCCATTATCACCACTAACATTATTAAAACTACCTGAAAATGTAGTACCTAAATTATATGATTGAGTTGGTAATTCAATATATTGGCCGTCTGGTGATATTTCTGCTTCTGTTAAATCAAATAAAATATCAGTTTCATATGAACCACTTTCAACCATAGCAAGAGATGAAGTAATATTTAACTGTGGAACAGGATATTTATTTCTTTCTAATGTTGTTTGTTTAATTACAATACCTGAAGCTAAATCTGTTCTAGCTGGTGTCCAATCTGCAATCATTTTAAATAAAGAGTTATCAAAATATTTGATAAGTCTTATATAATCCCAAATGTTATAATTTCCTGTATATTTTTCAAAATAATAATCTCTAATATCATCTAAAGCAGGATATGATTCTGCTGATGAAGATACTAATCTTGGATCCCCAATATATTCACCAATATTAAAATAACCTAATTGACCTGCAATATCATTATTAATTTGATTTTGAGGAGAAAATGCTACTTCAACATAATCAATATTTGGAGTATAAGATCCACTTACAGCAACACTTTGTTGTACTGAAATAAATGGAGATAATACTTGATTTGTTGGTAAATTTGTTTCGTTACTTCCACTGTAAGGTAAAATTTCACCTTGTTGTCTAATTTTATTAGAAACACGATTTTTAATACCTGCTGGGAATTGATTTAAGAAAAATGATTCTGTATTTGGAACAAATACTGGAGTAGTATTAAATTTAAATGTACTAGTACTTGCAAATGATTGAGTAGTTATCCAAGATCCTGTAATTTTAGGATGTACTGAAATTGATGAAGTATATAATTCACCTCCTAATGTTGCTCTAAATGCTAAAGTATCAGGGGCTGTATTAATTCCATTAGCATCTATTGAGTAAGGATTCATTACATAATCATTAAAAGAACTTGAATTTAAAGAATTAAAATTAATATCATTTTGATAAAATCTATATTCTTGTAAAGATCCTGAAAATGTTTTAAGTGTAGAAAAAGCAGGAGATGTTGGGGCTGTAGTTCCTAAATAAGCAACAGTAGCGTTATCCCATTCATCAGTACTACCAATATCTAATGAAGCTGAAGCTTGAAAACCTACGTAGTTTCCATCTTCTCCTTCATAATTTTTATTTGCTGCTCGTAAATTATATACACCATTTTCATTACTAATTATAACAGACCACCAACCTCCATCAAAGAATGGTAAATATACACTCATTGATACATTTGGAGCTGTTGCACCTGGTTGATATACTAATGAAGCATATTGATTATATGGGTTTGTAATTGAACCTGAGTATGAACCTGAAGTATATCCTGATCCTGTATATTTTAAAAATAGTCTACTACCATTTGTTCCATCACTAATACTCCATAAACTTTGAGAATACCAACCTGCATTTGTAGGAATACCTCTAGTTTTAAATCTAAATTCTACATCAGAAGGTTTAGATTGTGGCCAAGCTGAATTTAAAGTAAATGAAGATGTAACATAATTAGTTCCTAATGTATCAAAAGCATAATTATATTGATTAAACCAAAGGTCATAATCATTTTCTATAATTTTATTTTGACCACCAAATTCATTTACTTGTAAAATAGTATCGGGGATACCATAAAGAGTAACTAATGCTCTTAAACCCTCTACTGTACCTTTTTTCTTAAGCAAGTAAGGTAAATTTGCATATATGCGTTTATATATTTCAGCATTTATGTCTTCGGTCGGTACTAATGACCCTGTAGCTGATGCGGTAATATACGTGTTTATATACTCATATCCCGTAGGAGTTGGCAACGAGCCAGTCGTATAAGGTAAATTATATAAACTACCTGAAGGTGTAAAACCTAAAAGTGCTGAGTATAAATCGTTTGAAGAAAAATTATTTTGATAGATTTTAACACCCATATCTCTTAAGATATCGGCTACTAAATCTTTTGATACTCCTGATGTTAAACTATTATTAGCATTATATTTGTTGGTAATATCTTGAGTATATAAAAATATAGTATCAAAATGTTGACCAATCATCTCAATGAATAATTCGTATTGAGCGTTTGTTGGATCTTGTGTTAAATAAGATGGAATAGCATTAACTAAAAAATTATTATTTTCAGCATCATATTCTTCAGCAACTTGAGATTGATTAGTTAAAAAAGTTTGACCTGTTCCTGATGTTGTAGAAACATTTGTATAAGGAGGAGTATTACCTGTTTTAGGCCAACAAGCTGAACCTGAATCATAATATAAAAAATATTCATAATTACTAAATCCAGTTATAATTTCATTGATTTTATTTTGCCAAATTACATTACTTGAAGAAACATAATAATTTGCAGTAGTACCACTTGATAAACTTGCACTGTAATTATATTGTTCAATTAAAGATAATTTATAATAAAAATTTTCTAATTGAGTATAAGCTGATCCAAAATGGATAAAATTAGCATAATTAGAATAATCAACATTAATTTCAATACCCGTATCAGCAAGCATGCTGTTTAATTGATATTGAAAACTTCCTGATCCTTGTGGAGATGATGTTGTATTAAGTTGTGATAAATTACTATACTCTGTTGAATTATTAATTTCGTTTTTAATACTAAGACTAGTATTAGGACCTTTTAAGTAAATATTATCATCAGTAACTTCAAATGTCTGAGTAAGATTAATATTATAAGCAACAGGATTAGCTAATTGTGTTACAACCCATAATTGAGAATTTACTGTAAATTGCTCTGGGAGTGGTTCGTATAGTTTGACTAATACTGTAGGATTATTAATACTTGAAGTATCTAATAAAATATTATTAGCAATAACAAGTTGATTAGATCCAAAATCTAAATAAAAATCATAATAACTTCCTGTTGAATTTGCAATTTCATTTGTTAATTCAAGTGAAGATGATATTACTAATGCATCTGGAATATTAGTTGTATCTAATCTAACCTCAGTTCTATCTGAGCTGATTTGGGATAAGAAATATGTAAAATTAGGATTAGATTCTAATTTAGGGCTAACAAAATTATATAATGTATTATATTGGCCTTCAGTAAATCCTAAAGTTGTTAAATCAACATCAGGAAAAAGTGTTAAAACATTATCTAATAATCTATAACCTGTATATCCTGTTACATTTTCATATAAAATATTTCCATTTAAATCATAAACAAAATATTCAATTTTATCTGTTTGAGAATTAAAGGAAGTTTCAACTTCTAACGAAGTTATAAGAGAATTATCTTCCAAAGAATATTCTTGAAATTCAAATGTAGTTGGGTTTAACGGGGTTATGTTAATTATTTCGGCCATTATATACTTCCTGTTGATATTGTTGGGATTGCGATAACTTGTTGTTGTAAATCTAAATTCTCTTGTCTTAATTGAGTAATTTCTTCAATTAATGCTTGAATAGTTTCGTCATTATTAAAATCACCAGCATATTCTTGACTGGTTTTAATAAGGTACTCATGAGAATTTATATCTCCAAACTTAGGTATTTCAAAAAATAAAGTTTGGTAATTTGTAAAAAATTCTGCTACAGAAATTGTAGGTGCTACTGCAGATCCTGTTGCAACTGGTTGTACCAATTGTGTAAAAGAAGTGTCAATAACCCTTTCATATTGGGTTTTAGAATAAACTTGTTTATTTAAATTTATATTTTCTCCAGACATTATCCGTTTATAACTTTAAAGTAATATTGATTATCAAATACTATTTTTGAACCGTTAAGGTTTGTTTGAATTAAAATTGCATAATATCTTTCAGGTTCTAAACCATTCATATACACATCAAAATAACTTGATGTAGCATCCGCACTAATTTGAGTATATTGTGAATCAAAATCTATTATATATTCATTTGTATCTAAATCTTTAATAGCATAAAGAGATGAACCTGAAGGTAAATAATAATTATTTAAATAAACAGATGATGTTTCCCATATTTGAAGTGGGTATTCAGGTCTAGCATTAATTCTAAATCTATTAATACTTTCAGGATAAAATGTTCCTGGGTTTTGTGCTAATGTTAGAGTTGCTGGGGTTGTGTTTAAAACGGTTTGTGTTGAAGATCCTGTATTAAAAGAAAAATCAAACCAACTAATTTGTAAAGCTGGTGGATAAATTGTATGGGTATCTCTTGAGAAATATTTTAATTCTGGTTGGATATCTTTATTATTAATAAATTCATCTTTTTGTTTTAAGAGAAATCCATTATTAGCAAATGCCCCTGTAAACCAAGCTTTTAAAGTTTTTGTAACATCTAAATTGATATCTTTATTACCATAAAAGGTAAATTCTACAGATTGGGTAACACTTGAAGTATAATAAGGAACAGGAGAACCTGTATACCAAGTACCTCCACCTGCAAATGAATAAGAGGTATTATAAGATGCTGTTACACAATTTCCATAGTTAGAAGTTTTCCATTTTCCATTTGCAGATCCTGAAAATTTTTGCCAAATCCAACTAACGCCATTTGTTACTGAAGGTACATCTAAATATCTTCCTGTACCCATATCCCAAGAACCTGAAACTGGATAACATTCAAGGGTAGTAGTTGCATTCATTCCTGTAGAAGTAGCAATATAGCATTGTAAATTAGATTTCCAAGATCCACTATCATATACATTTTGAGGTATTAAATCAAATGCTTGAGTAATATCTTCTTCAGAAAATTTAATTAAAAATCTACTTGTTTGTGGATTTGGATCTGCATAAGCAAAGACTGTTTCAGTTGCCTCAATCATTTCATCCATTCCCGTATTCATGTTAGGGAATAACGAATATATTGATGCGTCTTTTTCAGGAAATATTTTATATACTGCCATTTTTATTTATTATAAATTTACTACTCTACCTTGAATATCTTGATTTGGATATTTTACCTCAAATACAGATGGATCAAGCGATGGATAAACTACATTACCAATTGTTGCTGCGTTTATATCATAAGCATATGGTGAATATCCTAAATTTGTTCCTACTAAATTTGAAACTGTTATGGTTTTAATTGTTTGTACACCTTCAATTTTATCTAAAAGAATATAAAGTTCTCTATAAACAATAGGTTGATTTATTTGCCATCTATCAATAGCAAAATATGATTTTAAAGCTTCAATACAATTAAACAATACTTGATTACTATTATATTCTGGGAGTACTATAATATCGAAATTTATTCCAATATTAATAATAAATCCGTCTTTAATATTAACAGCATCATTAACCATCCTATATTGAGATAAGTATGTAGTTAAATTTTGTTTTAAAGCGGTGGATGCTATGTTTAATTTATTACTTGCGTTATATGACAACACATACAAGTCTAATACGGAGTTAGATTCGCCTGCGGACATTGATTGTGCCTTTGTAGGTTCAATATATGCTTTAGCAATAACTCCATACTTAGCAGGCATTGATAATGACCTTACTAAATAATCATCTTGTGTTACGTTACGTAATTGTGTTGCAAAATTTGCTGAAGCATTTTGTCTAATTTCTTCAATTGTATCTCCATCTCCTCCACCATCAGCTGCAGTTGGGTTAGTAACTGCTAATGAAGCAAATATATTATTTGCAGTTACAGAATTTAAATTTGAATTTAAAAATGAAATATCTGCTACTAAATTTGTTAAATCATTTGATGGTACGTTTGATTCAACACCACCACCTGTTAAATATCTAACTGTTAAATTTGTTTGAGAAGGTGCAATACCATAAGTTCTTGTAAATATAAAGTTTGAAGGTGAATAAGCCGTTGTTAGCTTAGTTTTTTCAAACGGCAAACCTAAACCTACGTTATCTGAATTAGGGATAATTTCTTCATCTGTATCTGTTGCCGTTCCAGCACCAAATTGAATTTGTAAAGATCCTGAATTTATAAAACGGGTAATAAATCTTCTTTGAACTTGCGCTAATTTCAATAAATAAGGTGTATCACCTTGATATTGAGATAAGTTAGGGTCATTTGGATTTGTGTTTTTTATAGAATCATAAACAGCATCTTGCGCTAAATAATCTACTTCATACCATTCATTACTATCAGTATCAAATACATCTAATATACCAATTATTTTTTCAGCATTAATTTCTACTGTTGAAAATTGTTGTGGTGCACCAAATGAAAATTGAGTTGTATTAATTGTTGAAGATATTGATTTTCTTGTTTTTTTTAATAAAAAATATGTTGGGTTACCTCCTGAAGTAGAAAAAATTGATATTTCTGTTGGATCGCCTGAACTTGAAACTGAAAAATCAATTGGATCTTCAATTAAAAATGAAATATTAGGATTAGTAACAGATTTTACTTGTGCATTTTGATTAATAAAAAGTGCATAATCAAAATCAGGAACATATGTTGTTGAACCTGAAAGAATTGCTGGTACTTGTTGATAAAATGTAATAGGTGCTGTTGCAACTTGAGTTACATTTGGTTTATAACCAAACATATAAGCTAATTCATATAAATTATTTGTTTGACGAGCATATTGTAAATATGTTTCTTGAACTTGATTATCTAAATAAAATGATAAAACATCACCTACATAGGCAGCCATTTCCATAAACATCATACCTGGTGATGTTGGAGTAAAATCGTTATAAGTTGTAGGAAAATAAGTTTTAGCATAGTCTACTAAACTAGCTCTTAACTCGCTAAAATCCCTATTAATATACTGTATATTTTTTCTTTTGGTTGCCATTATGTAAATACTATTTCTACTGTGTCACTTAAACCTGTGTCTTGGATATTATATTTTAATACTACGTTAATTTGATTGATATCTGGAAATGAATCTATGTTTAAACTTGCAATAATAACACTAGGAAAATATAATCCTATTTGGTATTGAATATCTTCTTTTAATGAATCTAAATTACCTGTATTAATTTGTTGAAAAATAAATTTTCTTAAATTACCACCAAATGTTGGATTTAAAGGTATTTCATTTTGATTTGTTAAAAAATAATTAATTAAATTAGTTTTAATTGCTTCTTTTGTAGTATAAGTTGTTTTAAATACTCCAGGAGCATTAAAAGGAATACCCAC